CGCAGCTTTTATCGGACCTCCTTTTTCAGCTTATGCAGTATTATGAGTTAAACACCTAACCACTTAATAGACTGCATTTTTGCTGTATTATCATCAACCTTGCTTTTTCTTTCTGCGTTTACTTTAAGAACATATCACTATCTAGGCTAATTCTTATTCCGTGCATCTCTTTACCAGCATACATTTTCCATAAAGGAATACTTTCCTCTTCACTATCGGTCCAACATGACACGAAAGTATAATAACTAAGTTGGATATTTTTACAGGATAATCCTGCTTCTTCGCTATCATCAACCTTATCAAGTCTTGTAAAACGTATCGTTTTATTTTTCAATATGAGAGCTAAATTTTCAATTGATGTATAATGATATAATTTCATAACTAATACTAGTTTAAATTGTTTCTATAATTGATTTCTCCTCAACTTCCCTGCCACCTTATAAAGAAACAAGATTTCACTCTTAGCAATATCCCGGTCTGGAAACTTACGACGGCCATCAGGATTCAGTTCCATATTATATGAAACCATCGTAATATAACCATCACCTTTAGAACTTTCATAAAGATTCTTTATATATCGATCTTCCTGGGTTATAACAACGTAACACTGGCCATAGTCTATATCATCCCGACTTTCGATCCTACGAACAAATATGATATCTCCAGATTTATACTTGTCATACATGCTATCTCCAAATACCATAATTCCTCGACATCCTTTAAATGCAGGGATGGAAACCCACTCTGTTATTTTGTTCTCGTCCCCCTCTAAACCTATACCGTTCCCCGCACAAACACGAATATCAAGAATTGGCTGTCGGTCATTGTAGATATTAGCATCTACATCTTTATTCCGACCAGAAATAATATAGTCTATGTCAAAATCAGTATATACTTCTGAGATTTTTTTTAATGTTTCCTTGCTTGTTGAATCGGAATATTGAGCTACAGAACCATTTGGAAGCCCTACAGATGCTTCAAAAGCTCTAACACTAAGTCCTTTTGATAAAATAAAAGCCTTGACTCTATCTCTTAATTGACTTACTTCTTGTTTTGCCATAGATAATTTGTTAAATAGATAAAATTATCTACACATAGTTTTGTTTGTAGATAAATATATCTATATTTGCACTTGTAATAATTAATACAACATCAAAGGTAAAGAAATTAGTATATATATAATAATGTAAGGAGGTAAAAATGGAAAAATTAACCCTACAAAGTCATGGAGCAAGTGAACTGTCTTTCAAAGACAGATATGAAGCACTTGATAAGATTCCAACACCCAAACAGGAGTTCGTTCGCCGGATTGCTAATGCGACAGAGCGCACAGAACAAACTGTCTACAATTGGTTAAGAGGCACATTCAACCCCGATAAGCTTTGCAAAAAGGCTATATCTAAAGAATTAGGCGCACCTATAGAAATTCTTTTTCCGGAGGGAGAATCATGCATGCAATAGAATTCTATACCACTCCATCCGGTGAAGTAATCATCAAAGAACAGGGACAGCCGGAGCGCCAGTTAAAGGAATCGGATACCGACTTTATTCAGCGTTTTCTAGAGGTGCTGGAAGAGTTCTATCCAGAAGCCTATACAGCTCTCCGCAAGTATTACGCCCGTTACGATGGGAATAAATGCTATCGTGATTTCTTGGCTATACGCCGATTTATCAAATGCAACTTCGGGCTGTATGACAACATGATCGATATCGATGAGAACTGGAATTTCAAATTCGAGTTTGTCGGCTGCCCTCTACGTGGGGAATGCGATGGCTTCAAAAAAATCTGTGAACCGAAGTTCAACAGCACACTTTCAGACAGTCAACTTAGGGTGATGGAGCTTTGCTACTATGGCAAGAAAGACGAAGAGATTGCGGAAGCGCTTTTTATATCGTCCCACACCGTAAAGAATCATCGGAAGAACGTGTTCCGAAAACTCTCGATACACTCTATGGCGGAGTTTATGCGATATGCAAACGAAAAGAATCTCTTTAAAGGCGAATAATCTATGGAAGTAAACATAAATATTGGAGATAGAGGGATGCTATACATTCCTATTAAAAAAAAGAACATAACTATCCATATCAATCCTGAAAAATGGGACGTTTGTGAATTTGTAGAAGAAATAAATCCTGCTATGGTGTATCTCTTGTTAGAAAAAAAATTAAGAAATGGATATACAAAGAGCATAAAAATCAGAATAGGGGAATGTATGGAATCAGAGGGGAATGTTCAGCAAGAACAGGACTTCAACAAGGATTATCACTCAGGCTATAAAGGATACTTGAAAGAGTGTATCAATTCCCTATTAAATAAATTTGACCAATACAACACTAAAAGGGAAGATTGTATCGAAGAGTTATGCAAAAAACTTGAACAACTAGAAGATATAAAGAGAAAAGGAGGTAAGAAATGAACATCCCAATGCCTGACAGAATGGTTTATGCTATATTCCGTAATACCGACTACAGCATAGAGGAAGTGCGTAACCTTACCAATAATCAATTGGAAGCAATTGATTGGAAACGTATATCCGGATCTCGTGGTGTTGGAGAAGTAACACGGGGGCAGATGTATAATTGGCTTACGAAACGAGGAATAAAATCTGCTAAAAATGTGCTTCTAAAAGATATTTTCAAACAAGATGACACTACCCTAGATGACACTAAGCTTCGACTCCGAATACTGGAACTAAAAGTTGAATACGACAAAGCGATGATATGCGATTGTTTTGATCTTGAAGCATGTTATCGATTTGTCAAATATGGGATTGAAGAAGAATATAAACAATTTAAAACCGAATAACCATGCCGACCGATAACACCTACCAAAGCATACCTTCTTTACGGAAGATTGAGATTGAATATCTCGCCCTGCAAATCTCAAAAATACAAGCAGGAATCCGGGAATTCATTGGGCAAAAAGAAGCTCATGTACGTTTTGGTAGACAGAATATTGAACGGTGGGTTAAAGAAGGAAGATTACAGCGTTACAAACGGCCGGGCAAAATCGAATACAGATTGGAAGACTTGTATAAATGCGCCCTGGATCCATACGATTACTAAATGAATTATTAACACGGCAAGGCACTCCAGGTAAAGAGTTATCGGAGGATGTTTACAATATAAATCCAACTCGCTATTTCAAAGACAAGTAAACGGCTTTTGCCAATTAATCATTGATGTATGAAAACAAATTACTGGAAACTCGCTCAAGTAGCGAGGTGGGGATTTTACATCCTGTTTGGAACGCTTGCCATACTTGGTATTATCGCTATTTGCTTGGGGTATTTCCAGCATATAGTTACGGCATCCGGTTGCGTGGCAATGGTTTACACGATAAAGAAACATTGGTAATTAATTTTTAAACAATAGAATCATGTCAAATCAAATTCAAATTAAAGTAGCTGAACTAAATCAGCTAAATCCGCTCATGATAGCGGATGATAGCCGGGTTGAACAGAAGTTTATACTTATGTACAATGCGATCTGGGGAACCGGCCAAGGAACTCAGATTTATGAAAAGGAAAAATTCAACTTCCGGAAAATCTTACAAGACAAGCCGGAACTGCAAAGATGTTCTCCACTGTCCCTGTACGGCTGTTTCTTAGATATTGCCGTAAACGGCCTGTCTCTTGATCCCACAGGACGCCCCCACTGCTATATTCTCCCCCGCAGCACGAAGACCGGCTATAAGGACAACAATGGCAACGACATCTATGAACTGCGTGCTTACCTTTCCATCACCGGTTATGGGGAATTGGTTATGCGCCAGCGTGCCGGACAGGTCCGGTATGTAGATAATCCGGTTGTTTGCTATGAAGGTGACACATTCTCACCGGGATTGGTTGACGGAGTAAAGACCGTTACCTATCAGGCGGCCTGTCCCCGCAAATCAAATAAGGTGATCGGTGGTTTTATCCGTATTGTCCGCGCCGATGGGACTGTAGACTGGCATTGGATGATGGAGGGTGATATCAAACGCTTAGAGGCGTACAGCTACAAAAACAACCAACGTTGGAATCCGCAAACCCGTCAAAAAGAAGGTAAGGCGAATGCCCTCTATACTTCAAACGAAGGCGGTATCGATCCTGGGTTCTTGGAAAGCAAACTGATTAAACACGCATTCGACGGATATCCCAAAGTCCGGACCGGAAAGTTTACTGTATTCGAAACTCAAGAAGAACCGCAGGATATTGACTACGGATTAGAACAAACAACCGTTATTCAGCCCAATCAACCCGGACAGCAGCCACAAGCCCTCCAACCTCAATCGGAAAACCCTTTACAGGAATTCGGAGAGCAACCACAAGCGGAACCGGTACCCGCATCAGGTATAACAACCCCAATATCACAGGAAGATGAAGACGCCGGATTTTAATAAACTCGATCAATCACTTAAAAATTTATCACAATGGATACACAAGCTAACAATTCTCTTATTAAAGTGGAAGAATTCAATCAGATCATGCAATCGGCTCCTGCCACCTTGCAACGCAACCAAACTTCCGTATCGACATGTAACCAAGCCGGACAAACACTTCTGGACACCATTGAAGCGGAAGGAGGTATTAGCTCGGATGAACTGGATGCGAAGGTCTCAGAGTATTTGGCAAAGACGAAAATAACAATAGAAAACATGAACAAGCGTCGTAAGCCATTGACGCAACTTCTGGCTACGGTCAGCAAGTCTTTTACCTCTTTGGAATCGGCTATCGACGTCAAATCGGTCACCACTATTCCTTATAAGCTCCAACAGGCCCGTAACAAATACGCGGCCAAGAAGATTGCCGAACAAAAACGACGGGAAGAGGAAGCTCGCCGTAAACAGATGTTGGAGAACGAAAAGGCTCAATACCGATCGGATATCTCTGTCATGTTGGATACAGCGTATGCCGCATACGTTGAAAAGCATATCAATGCACTAAACAGCATGTTCAACCGCACTACTCTCGCTACCTACAACGATGTATGCCGACGAATATCCGAAACAAGTATAAATTTCTCCTGGAGTGCTTTTGTAGAAAACGTTTCTGACAACAAACAAACCTTCTATATGGACGCAGAAACCCGTAAAGCAATAAAAAATGAAGTCGCTATACAAAAGAAGAAAGATTTTACAGAACGTTACCGTTTTGAAATAGAGGGTACAAAGCAGGATTTGATCGACAAACTCCCCAGCCTCCGCAAACAACTGGAAGAACAGGAAGAGCTACGCCGTACCAATGCGGTTGAAGCTGCCCGTATGGAAGAAGAGCGAAAACAACAGGAAGCGGAAGAAAGAAAAAAGCAGGAAGAAGAACGCAAACGCCGGGAAGAAGAGGCTAAGGCCAAAGCGGCTGCTGAAAAGTCTGCTGCCGAAGTACAGGCAGCATTTGATTTCTCAGCAGCCAGCATGTCCCCTACTCCAACGAAAGCCAAGGTCAAGAAGAAGATCCAGATAACCAATCCACAAGGATTCATGCAGGTATATCAGATGTGGTTCATGCGCGAAGGAATCAATATGAGCATGGAGGATCTAGAGAAGGTACATAAGAAGATGATTACCTACTGCGAGAAAGTTGTGAATAAGGACGGAGAGCAAATCCAATCCGCATATGTAAAGTATATCGATGATGTAACAGCCAAATGATATGAAAAAGAAACTCTATCTGTCCTCATGGATAAACTTCGGAAAATACAGACGCGAGCCAAGTATTCTGAAAAAGATTCTCGATACGGAAGAGGGCCGCAAATGGTTCCGGTGGCTGATGGATAACACCTACAATTTCGAATTTGACTTTGCAGTCATTGAATATCTAAAACTCAAGGAAGAAGATGCAAGATACGTATTACCAACGGTCGGAGGTTAGTAACTCGGACCTTACGGAACTAAAGAACCTCCTCTATCCCCGTACCCAATACGGGGATAAGGAGAAAGCCTTCAAATTCGGCAGCCTAATCGATGCGATGATTACCGAACCGGAAAGGGTCAGGTATGACAAACGCATGGTGGACGATATATTGTATTCCGGCGAGGATTGGGAACTGGCAGAAGCCATGAAGAAGTCCCTCCGCATGGAAGCCCGACACGATCCTTTCCTGGCCCAAGTGCTTGCTAAGGCGGAAACTCAACGATTCATGGTCAATAAGAACCAATGTTTCCAATATGGCAACTTCAAATACACGCTCGATACCCGGTGCAAATGGGACTGGTGGCTTCCGACCTACGGATTTGGGGGAGACCTGAAAAGCACTTTTGCCAGCACACAAAAACAATTCGATGAAGCTATTGACTTTTTCGATTGGGACCGTTCCCGCGCCTGGTATATGGATATCGCAGGCAGTCGGCAGGATTTCATCTATGGTATCTCCAAGAAAAATCAAAAAGTGTTCAAAGCATTCATTAAACGAGGCGATACGATTTACCAGAAAGGTAAAGAAAAATACGAAGAACTTGCCTTCCGGTGGTGGATGCTGTTCGGTTGAAAATAAATAGGATATCCTTTTTTTCGGAAGATATATTTTAAAGACAAACAGACATGAATTTAAACATCACACCCATAGATAAAATATCCAACGAGTTGGCAGCTATTGATTCCTATCTGAATATTACCATGAGTGAAGAAGTCCAAGAAGCTGTCCTACGTGGAAACGACCTTGCCGTCTATATCGCCCGGACCGGGAAACTGTTAGCAGATGCCAAATACCATCTGAACGGGAAAAAGAAATCGGAAGTCTTCGATACGTTACGGGAAACAGCCTCACGTGCCGGGGCTACCTCCAAGGCAGTAAATGCTATCATTGACAGTCTGTGCAAAGATGAACAATATCTTGTCGATTGGTGTGAGCGTTTGAACCGGACCGCGACTCATCAACTGGAATGGTGTCGCACTGTAATCAGTAAAGCAAAAGCAGAAATGGCCTTAGCGCCCCAAAGTTATAACAATCCTAAATTTTAAAAAGTATGGAAGATGAATTAGTAAAAGAACAACCTGTGTATGAAATTCAAAAAGTTAAGCTCAAGAACAACCAGGTAACGGCAGATTATACAGAGCGATTTGTAGAAGCAAACTACAAGAACGAAGTAACCAAATCATCCCAGCAATTCGTTCATCCGGACCTGTTATATGCCATGAGTTTGTTAAAGACTCATGCCGTCAAGATTTGCGAAATGCAAGAAGCCGGAGTTGTAAATATCGAAAATCCTTCGGATGATGATCTGAATGAGAAACTGAAAAATATCGTTGTCACGGGGTATAGCAAAGGTGGATCAGACGAATCGGCCGGTGTTTCTATCCAGGCACAAAAGCTATTGAAAAGCGGACAAGTCCTTAACCTTTCCGTCCCGTTTACAAAATTCGAAGACGAATCCGGCGAGGGATATCCGTATGGAGATGCTTTAAAACAGGCGGTCAGCCGACTTGACTACGAAGTGGACGCTTACCTGTTCGGCGGAAAATATGGAATCAAACAAGAATCGTTCGATTTCGATGTTCCCGAAGAAGCAGATATTACCGGAGAAGCAGAGCCGAAGCCGAAGAAACGCGGCCGCAAGAAAAAAGCAGAAATGGAGGATGTCACCGAAGAGATAAAAGCGTTTGACGAATTTGCATAACACCTACCACTATGACAATTACACTGCAAAATACAGAAAAAGGGCAATGTTATGCGGTGAAGTTTGACAGATACCGCCAGCAGGTTGTAGACAAGCTGAAAAGCTCTGTTTCCATCCGCTGGTGGGACAAACAAACGGGCGCATGGCTGATTCCGGCAACCAACAAATGCAAAGCAGAATTGGATCAATTGACTTATTACGTCCGCCATTTCGAACCGGTACAATGGGGAACGATTGCACAATCACAGACAGAGGAGGATGTTGCTTTTCAAATACCGGAAATGCCGGAACTAGACGGAGAACATGGACTGAAAGTACAGCCTTACCCCTATCAACTGCAAGGAATTGCACGAGGCTTGCAACTGAAACGGTTTATCAATGGAGACGATATGGGACTTGGTAAACAACAACCGGTCAGTAGTTACGTGGCTACTCCAAACAGCTTCAGACGGATCGGAGAGTTACAAATTGGAGACGAGATATTCGGCAGGGACGGAAATGTATATGCCGTAAGCGGCGTGTTTCCACAAAAAGAACGCCGCGTGTTCAAAGTTACGTTCTCTGATGGCGTATCCTGTGAATGCGGGCCAGAACATCTGTGGTGTGTCCGAGATGTCAACCGTAGAAGAAAGGGGAAAGGATGGATCACCAAGACAACACAGGAGATCATGGATTCCGGCGTAACCTACAACCTGAAAGGTTTTGGCCATAACCATACAAGACGGAAATGGGAAATCCCAATGTGTGAACCTGTGAAGTACAAGGAAAGATTATACATCATCCATCCTTACATCATGGGGGTACTTTTGGGAGACGGCCATCTTTGCGGTGGTAACGGAAAACTGTCTTTCTCTACACCGGATATGGATGTGGCTATTGCCGAAAGGGTAAGAAAACTTTTACCCGGCGACATGCTATTGATACGGGACGATTACGCCACGTGTCCGCGATACAACATTACAAAGAATCCGACAGTCCACGAAAATCGTTTTTACCAAGAGATCAAACGGCTCAAAGCAGACAAACCGAGTGTAGAGAAATTCATACCATACGAATACATGCACGGATCGGTGGAACAGCGCATCGACCTCTTACGCGGTTTGATGGATACAGATGGATCGGGAAAGAAAAACAGGATCACCTACAGTACCCTTTCCTATGGCATGGCACGTGACATTGCCCTTTTGGTACGTTCCCTTGGAGGACAGGCGATCATACGCAGGTACGACAGGCGAAATGAAGGTAAAGGCGTGGAGTTTCAAGTAAACGTGAGGATCAAGGTTTGCCCGTTCTACCTCGAACGGAAAGCTGCCGAATGGAACATCAAAAAGACGAACTATTGTTCACGGTATATCTCGTCTATCGAATATATTAGAGAGGAAGATTCCGTATGTATAAGCGTAACCGCTCCGGATCATTTGTATCTGACAAACAATTATATTGTAACGCACAATACACTTGAAAGCATCGCCACTATCAACAAGGCCGACGCCTTCCCCTGCCTGGTAATCTGCCCGAATGTTGTCAAGATCAATTGGCAAAGGGAATGGCATAAGTTTACAGACAAGAAAGCGATGGTATTAACCGATTCCGTCCGCGATAGCTGGCCTTTCTTCTGGCAGACAGGCATGAACCAGGTTTTTATCGTAAACTACGAAAGCCTACGAAAATACTTTGTCCGGCGGATCATGAAAGCAGAGAAATGGACATTGAAAGATGTCGAATTTCACAACACGATCAAACTGTTCAAGTCCGTGATAATCGACGAATCGCATAAAGTCAAATCAACGGCCACCCAGCAGACCAAGTTTTGCAAAGGCATTACATCCGGGAAAGAATATATCATCTTGCTGACTGGGACACCTGTTGTCAACAAACCAAAGGATCTGGTTGCACAATTGGGTATTATGGATCGCATGATCGATATGGGTGGATGGAAAGGTTTTATGCTTCGGTACTGTTCCGGTCCTAACCAAGCGAGCAATCTAAAGGAGCTAAATTATAAGCTATGGCAACACTGCTTCTTCCGCAGAGAAAAGTCGAAAGTACTCACCCAACTACCGGATAAAGTGCGTCAGATTGTTTCCTGTGAGATAACGAACCGCAAGGAATATATGGATGCGGAGCGCGATCTGATCGATTACCTGAAACGCTACAAGGAAGCAGATGATGAAAAAATCCAAAAGTCACTGAAAGGGGAAGTGATGGTTCGTATTGGTATTCTGAAAGATATTACTGCACGCGGTAAATTGAAAGAGGTTATCGACTTCGTGAAGGACTTTCGGGAGAATGGGAAAAAGATCATCCTGTTCTGTAACCTGCATGAAATTGTAGACCGCCTGATGATAGCTTTTCCTTCCGCCGTCTGCGTCACCGGACGACAGAATATGCAGGAGAAGCAGGCTTCTGTCGATGCCTTTCAAAAGAATCCGAAGACGGACGTTATCATCTGTTCCATTAAAGCGGCCAGTGCCGGTATTACGCTCACAGCAGCCAGCGATGTCGCCTTTATTGAGCTACCTTGGACGTATGCAGATTGTGATCAGGCAGAAAGCCGTGCCCATCGCATCGGGCAGAAAGACTCTGTGAATTGCTACTATCTGCTCGGCCGTCGGACAATCGACCAAAAGCTCTATCGGATCATCGAAGAGAAAAAGCACATCAGTAATGCCGTATTGGGGGCTGAAGATAATATCCAGACAAATATTGTCGATATGGTAGCCAATCTTTTTGATACGAACGAAGAGGAGGAATAAGCATGAAAATAGATATAAGAATCATAGCATCATTACTAACCGCTCCTTTTATTATCTTAATATGTATAGGTGAATTGTTTCTTATTATATGGATTATTCTAAAATCATTAGGATGCCTATTCTATTTTGTTACTCGATTAGCGAAAAAGAAAGGTACAAATATTTTAAATAAAGAAAGGCAGCGCCTCACAGCGCCACCCACTCATAATCAACAACAAATATATCAAATAAAGACGACTATGGCAAGTGAGGCATTGAATAAATATATTGAGAAACGTTACGACAGGTGGCTGGATTACGCTAAGTATCACTGCTCACTTGCCGGAATGACAGACGAAGCTATTGACGTGTTGAACGAGGTAATGTGTATGCTGCTTCAAAAGCCCCTGGAGCATCTCTCCCGATTAATGGAAGCCAAACAGGGTAAATATACTGAACTTGACTTCTATATCCTGCAAATGATAAAGCTAAACGTTACCTCAGACACGTCTCCATACCGGCATAAATACAAGCCCATTCCGGTAGATGAGAATGTAGATTGGCGACGGCTGAATATCATCGACGAACCCGACGACAGCCCGGATCGTACCGAATATATCCGGGAACGTATGCAGGATATCCGGAACATAATCGATCAATTAAGCTTATCCGAAAAAGCCAAACGGATCTTTGCTTGGAAATTCTTTGCAGGAGAGTCTTTCGCGGATTGGCCGGGACCGGAAAACAGGAAGGAGTTGTATGAAGTTTACAAAAGTGTTTTCAGTGCAGTGATGGATAAGAAAGATGGGAGGTTGCTGTTTTGATAAAAAGGGGCGTCCGGATATCACTATCTGAACGCCCAGCCTTATCTATGAAAATTCACGAACTACTATAAAAATTATTTATCATCAATACTAACTAATTCTACATCATCAAAATCAAAATCTATTTCCATCTGTTGATATTGTTTAGGATAGGCAACATCCAACATTTTCATAAAAACATCCCATTTATAGCCAGAAACTCTCCCAAGTGCTTGAACGGCGGCTAAATGTTCTTTCAATTTGGGCAAGCCAACTTCTTTTGTTAGAAATTGATGATGCCTAAAACTCCTATTACCAGATTCATTTTTTGGATTTGCCTTTTTTAATTCGGCTAAAATAAGAGGGGCGATTCTTTGGTATACAATATCATCTATCCATTTACCAATAACACCAGGCCTTTTATTTGTTTGAGTCCATGTCCAATTTCTCATTTTGTATATCATTTCAAAAAAACTATCATCAAAGACTTTTACCCATCTTGAAGCTTCTTGTGAAATAAATTGTTTTAAAAATTTTTGAAGTTCATCTTTCGCCCTTGTTTTTTCTTTATCATATCCTGTCACTTCGTCAACAAGAGCTATTATGCCAGTTTTTGCAACAGATCGAATTATTATATCTGCGTTTCTTACGATTATTTCATCATCAAACTCTCCGTCGCGATTTGCTTCAATTATCCCAGAACATATATCAATAAGTATAGTAACCTCATACCCATAAGTCACTGACTGAGAGCCACCAGCACCAGGTCTTTTGAATTTTATAGGATTGTTTATTCTTTCTATAACACTATTTTCACCGTCGCTAAATCGCATTGTCAAAGGAGCTTTATTAACGAATGGAGATAACCATGCTGCACTCGTTCTGTCTTTATTCAATACTTTTTGTATTCCTCTTCCTGAAAATACTCTAGTACCATCTTCTAAGACATAACAAGGTATTTCTAAATTTCCCAAATGAAGTGGGGTTTTGTCCGAACCAAATTTTGCAACTAAAATTTTTTCTTTTTTGGGTTCTTCATCTTCTGCAAATAAATCTGACACTTTTACATTAAGAGCCTTTGCCACCTTTTCCAATGTAGTTTTTGTTGGGTTTCCATTGATAGCTTTATTCAATCCAACAGGTGTTATCCCAATCTTTTCTGCAAGTTCTTTTTGAGTTATACCTTGCTCCTTACAAATATCATTTATCAACAACATAATACACATAGTTTAATTATTCAACATCAGCAAAGATACAAATTAAACCATATATGCAAAATTTTAATTCAACTATTTTCTGTTTTGAAACAAAAAAACCGCCCTACCTTCACTGGCAGAGCGGCCAATACTAACATTAAATCTATAAAACGAAAAAAAATCTACCAAATACGATAAAACCCACCTATACCAATATAGGGAGACAGGCCATTTCTTCCTATCCCATAACCAGTCGTAAGGCCTATTCCCCACCGACGAGTTTTCACTTTTTCTGTTATGTAAATTGTCTTCTGAAACACATCGATACTGTCGAGCGAAGGATTATATCCTGACACCCAAGCGTGATAATCATCCGTCAAGTATTCTTTCTGTGTGACCGGGATAGGTACAAAAATCGGCTCTCTCACTGTATCTCCCTCAAGTGTGATGTAGACAGGGAACAGTTCCGGAACCGTCTGGATCACCGTTTCATAGACAGGATAAGGAATGCTATCTCGAATCGTGTCACGCAGAGTCGACGTGTCGGTTTTTCCAACAAGCTCATCCCCTATCCTATTCGTGTGCCGGCCGGCCAAGAAGCAAAGAAGGCAGAGAATCAAAATCAGTATTACATGCCAAGTTTTCATGATTAATATTTCATAGCCATACCCGTATTTGGAGGCCGCCCGGATATGAAAAAGGCGGCACATCTCAAATTAACATGAGGAGTGCCGTCTTCTGTTCTCTTAAGAAAATAAGACGAAACTAATTTTGTATTTTCACTTTTGGAGATTTCTTAAACAACTCATATATCTGAGAAGCTCCACCGAAAGGTAAATATACATTTTTAAGTTTTGTTCCGATAAGTCTATCTTTAGCTATTACACGACCTGTTGAATATACATCATAAATGAGTTCTTCCATAAATCTATCAGGAAGTCTCACCTTATCATCTTCTATATAATTATTCAAGTCCTTTATATATAGTACAAAAGAATATGATATACATGCCAGTTTTTCCGACGTTTCTTCTTTTTCAATAAGATATGTCAAAGAAGCTTCCGATACCAAGACACTTTCATTTTTATTCAACTTAAAAGAAATAAAAAATTCAATTCCCGTATTATCCGTTTGATCCAACGATGAAAGAATCTCAGAGTTGATAGAAAACGATTCCTCTTGTATATCCAATATTTTTACTTCTAAAACTTCAGTTTCCATTATAAACCATCTTTAATCCGTTAGACGCATTGACTATTGTATCAGCATTTTTTACAGATTTGCTTATCGGATAAGTTGTATATGATGAGTTGTAAAGAAAAAAAACACTTCCATCTAATGTTTTTTTAACAGACAAGATTTCACAATCAAGTGCAACCTCTATTTTCTTTATTGTAGATATCGTAAAATTATGGGTTCCACGCATCCATTTACTTATTTCAGCTTCACTCTTTCCTAATTTAGTTGCTAAATCCTTTTGAGTTAATCCTTTCGAGGCCAAAACACAATGTATCCTATCCGCTATTTTAAAAGAAAAATCTACCCATTCCCGTGTTTCCTCGGAAATCATAGTTCTTCTTTTCTCCAATATTTTACTTCGTTTCATCATCGTTCCTTGTAAATTTTAAGTTTCCTATAAGTTCACCCGATTCATTTATACATATTTTTCCACTATGCTTTCGTGATTGAATGAATCTTTCAGTATCAACCAATCTATTAACTATAGATGACAATAATGGACTGTCTTGCCATTTATCAGCGTCTTTTATTCCTCCATTTCCTAAAATAAGAATCTTGTTCGAAATTCTGACACAGTAAAGACGAATCTTGCTTGTCTCTATTGGTATAGCGGAAATACCACTTCCATATCTATATTCAGGGCGAAAATACCTTTCCAACGCCCCTCTACGAATTATGTTATCTAACCATGATAAAACAATATCCAAATCTTCTTTATATTCATCATTATCTGAGAACCTTAAAACGAATTCCTCAAACTCTGTATATTCATGTCCATCTATCCTAATCGAATATAAATTCAGTTTGTCATATTGCTCTATTAATTCGACTTCATATCGTTCCATTCTTAACTTTAAAGTTAATACACGATGCAAATATGGAATTTTTTCTTTCGTGATAGAAACAACGCATTGACTTTAACTTCCACATTAATTTTTTTTCACAAACAGCACTCCCCACAATGTCAAAGAACGATTATAGACAAGTAGTCTTTTATTGCAACAGATTCCACCCGGCAATAACATCCAGCATATCGGCTTCTACCCCATTCTCAACCTTGCTCATCCCGGCCACAATACGGATCATCTGCTCTCGGTCATTTACATTGATCGGATCATCAGCCGGGATTCCGGCATAGTCTGAGACAGCCTTGATATAGGCTTCCGTGTGATTGTTGTCCTCCGGCGGGGCCCAACGGGTAATCATCTTACGGATAGTGTCGAGCTTGTAATTTTTGAAGTAGTTAGACAATATTTTAAACATAGCCCGGTATCCGTAAGCCATTGTTGTAAATTGCTTAAACGACTTATCCTTGCTTGGACGGATTTCTCCCTGAAACAAATCATCGTTAATCCGGATATTTCCGGGATTATTATTTCTTAAACCTCTTGGTAAATTATTCTTTTTCATTTTTATCCTCCTATTATTAATACCCATTCTGCGGTTCACGATCACCGCATTTCTTTCTCTCACATCTTTTCATGGCAAGTTCAAGCTTTAGATCCGAATAGTTCTCTTTCAAAGTAAAAAGCTCATCCTGTACCTGTCGAAGCCTTCCGGTTTGTTCTACAAAACGTTCTTCTTTTTCTGATAGCTGTTTTTGCAGGAACTCGTTATACTCACGTAAAGCCTTGAACTCCTCCACATCGGCATGGGCGTCCTCGATACGGGCGTTTGTCTTCCGGTTCGTATAGAAGCTAATCCCCCATTTTATCGCCTCGAATCCTCCTAACGTCCCGATTATTGTTAGTATATCGGTTAATTCTACATTCACTTTACACCTCCTTCCGTTTTTATTTGATCATCTTTGTTACGAGTTTTTTCATTGCCATAAGGCAGTGTTTGTTATTTCTCCGCCTCCGGTCTGTGATAGATGGGAGGCGGATTTTTATATTATTCGCCCGGTTGCTCCTCTTTTAGCGGTTCATCCAAAATTTTGACATACGTCGGCATCGTGAACTCAGAGAACATGCCGTTGCGATCTATGAAGTCAACACGTTGTTTGAGGTATTGAAGTTCTTCATCAGTCAAAGCTATATCTGTTGTTTCCGTTATGGCCGCTGCATCAGTAAATCCGATGTTGATTTGACCACTCCCCATATCCTTGATAACGATACGCTTCTGATCAACCTCCGAGATCGCTATCTTACTGTCTATCGATACTTTCAGTTCCATGTTTTTTCTCGTGTCAAACTGTGGCAACACGGTGTTGAGTATTAATACTCGATCTTTTAATGTTAGTTCCATATTGTATGTTTTTATGATTGTTTGCATTGTAATTAATAATGTCTATTGAATAGATACCATCCCTGGTTAAAATAAGCGAACGTTGCACAGTCACCCTTATTCATGTCAAGTGTCATGCTGTTGCCGTTATTGTCCAACAATGGTGTATCAGAGTTTTCTGGTTCTATTCTGATACCTTCGGAAGAGAACTTCGCCACGATCACATGCACAAAAATCACGGAATTGAAACCGACTTCGCTCCACGAATCTCCGTATTCCGGGTGGACTTCTCCCATTTTCTTTGTGATCGTCGACCGGGAAGGGAGATAGACGCTAAGATACGTACTGGTACTGAAGACGAACGTGTCCCGATAACCGATGTTCAGGACGATTGTATCACTCTTGTCCGACGAGGGTGCATAACGGGCAGTCGAGATCGATCCGTTGACCTTTAAACCTCCAATGCAGTATAACGCATAGTTGCGCCGTCCACCATGAACATCTATCACAGCCCCATAATTTATATCGTTGTGATTAGTTGTATACTCAAGGCGCATCAAAGCACTTGTTCCCCCAAGCGTAGACGGCAAGGTATTTAGACCTAGGCCGGCCCATTTACCGGAAGATGAAAATCCCAAAAACGCATTACTTCCTGATGAATAAAGGAAAAATTTAGAAGACGATTCACCGGAATAGCGGTTATCCGAGAATAGTCCTCCAGACTCCATCCTAAGTCCTCCGATGTAGGCATCCCCATTTTGATAAACTTTAAACGGAGCATTTGCAGGTGTTGCATTTCCAGCCCAGATTCGAACAGAGTTTCCGGCAGTTCCACCTCCCGATAACCCGGCAAGTTTTTCTCCATTTGAATTTGCTATATAGATACTTCCTCTACTTTCCACGTTTCCATTGCTTTCTACCCGGAATGTCGGATCAGTGGGTGGTTGTCCATTAGCCCCAGCTGCTCCTCCCGACCAAATACGGATCGTACCAGAAGCGGCCATTCCACCTGTGCTTCCAAAAGCGATTGCACCTGTTGTTATGAGCCCACCGTTGATCTCCGTTATCGTATTGTCATACTTCGAGGCAAGAACCCATGAAGAACCGCTATACCTATAAATATTCACACCATCCACCCATAAGTCATTAGTCCTCATACCCGATGTTGGAGCCGTCGTTTGATAAAATACCCTTGCCTTGTTATTTGCAGTCAATTGGGCGTTGTTGGCTGCATTTGACGCATTCTCTGCATCCGTCAGGGCATCATTTACCCCATCATACAACGGTTGAAGGTTAGGACGGTCGGAAATGTTATTATAACCGGATGTTCCGGATTTGAATATCACTGGTCCGGTTATAGTCCCATTCACCAGATCAATCACCAATCGGGCTAACTTGTCCTTTATCAATCCTGTCGTGATCGTCTGGCCGGCAATCTCAGTGCATCCATAATTCGGAAGCCAAGAGCGTACGCCATCCTCCGGAGTATTGAGCACCCCTACCCAGAAATGATAGAACCCTGTTTCATCCTCTAACTTTATCTGCCGTTCACTGACATATATTGAGCCATTTGTTCCTTCTTTTGGACATTTGGCATAAACATAATAGGCAAGTGAATTATTCAGCCGGAAAGAAGCCGCCGGAATAGCCCATTCACGGATTTCCTCGCTAACGGTAAAGTGTACTAACTTTCCTGTCGTATTCTTGAAATAGTTGGCATCATTGTCCGCATTCGGAATAAACTTCATCCCTATAAGCTCCATCTGCTGGGAATTGGTGCCGACGATAAGTTGAGCCGTATGCACGGCCAACGGCTTGATAAGTTCGGTAAAATAATCCCCTTCCGGGTCAAACATCATGCCCAAAGTTTCCATCACGTCCCGCCATGAACGTTTCGTATGTTCCCGAACCGGCTTAACCGCATCCTCAATCTCTTCCGGCACTTTATTCACATCATCCACCAGATCCTTAAAACCATTCGATTCAAGGAAATCGGACAAGGTAAGTTCATACCGGTATGAAGGTGTACCGTCTTTCTCAATATACCTTTTTATTTTGGTAACACGAATCTCTCGATCGATATCCAACTGTTCAGAATATACGCCAACCATCTGGCCACAGGCGATAAAGATGTTTTGCAGACGAAAAACAATTTCATCACATTTTCCTCGTAACTGGATGCGTTTCTCGCACTTGCCATCCAACCATGCTTGCGCCTCTTCCTGTAGCTGTAATGAAGCGTTATCCCTGTAGCTTTGCGGCATTTTCAGGCCGGTAAGGATAAACTTGTCACCGACAGAAAAATTAATGTCACCGGGGACTTTCAAGGCGTTTTCCTGGTCATTCTGCTTTAGTTTGAACTGTTTCAAGTCATTGTCCCAACTGTCTTCAACGATTGCAAGGTCATAGCCAGCCAAGCCGCCATCCTGGAATGTAACGATCACTTCCACCCCGTCCAACAGGCAATCGGTAAGATTGAAATCCATACCGGCAGCTCTCAGAGTGTAATCGTCGATCTTTTCTGTTACGGCAAACTCTCCTTTCGGAAAGATATGGTCGAATTGCATGGACTTTTCTATCCGGCCGTACTTCTCTACATTCTTTTCGATAGAGAGCCGGCCATCAGGCAGAAGAAGATAATCAGCACCATAATCGGGACCGAGATTCTTGTCTGAACCGTATGGATAAAAAACCGTCACAGGTGGCGTATCATCAACAGCAGACACTTCCAGTTCGGTAAAACCCATTCCTTCGCCCTGTGCCAAGACAAGGCCGTTGCTTGAATACTCCCTCCTGCCGATATTTATTGTCTGGCCGGATATCCAGTATTCCGTATCCAATTCTTTAATGAGTTCGTCAAGTACCGTCCCGACTTTCTTATCTTTGAAAGAAAGGGTAACCATCCGGGATTCGATACAGGATCCGGCCACCCAACCAGATCCTGTACGGTTCATGTTTTTGACAAATAGGGTTAGCCAGTCACGGGCGGTACCGGTGTAATAGTCGAAGTTCTTTTTCCGCTCCGGTGTACTATGAAGGAAAAACTCTGCATCCAAAAGGTCGTACCGACTTGAATAGAACTGAACGGTATATTCCCAACCAAGAGATGTCTCCCTTTTCGTCACCTTCTCATTATGCCGGATCTTGTATTTTGTCCCTTCAAAGTCTATATAGTCGTTGATTTGAAGGTTTACCACATTTCGGGAAAGAAAATTCAGGGTAAGAGTGTCCTCACCCATAATCTCTTCGACCGTATAACTATTATCCTTCAGATAAACGTCACAAACTACCGTATTTCCGCGCTTTATTTCCATACTGCTAAATAACCTACTTATTTTTAGGCAATAAAAAACACGACAACCGGATATATGACATTTTACCGGTTGTCGTGTTTTAATATATAAGGTGAATGTTCTGTTTATGGTAAATTTCTAAAGCGCAAGTCCACACGCGCCAAAAGTCGTAGACAACGCTGCAATCTCACACCAGAACATCGGCTTCGTTGATACAAAGTCCTGCCATATATTACCACTCAACCGTTTACTCATGCCTATTACCGTGTAAACGATAAAAGCCAGCCACACCGGAATAAGAACCCACCAGAAAGACGTGCAGCCAACCCATAGCTGAGAAGAAAGCAACGTCAATGCCGCCGATCCACAATGAATGCGGTTTATCCAAGTGTCTTTGAAATCAGGAGCCAAACCGACACCAATCAAACCGATACAGGCTGCGATCGCCAGCAACCGCATAGTAAAGGTTGTACTCATTTCCCAAATGACCGGGAATAGGAACATAGCCGTCAGTGCCATGCTTGCTCCAAAGATCAATTTATGATCAAGAGTATAATACGTCGCACTAATTGAGTACGGTACACCTTTTGCCTTTATACAAACTGCTGCCGTATAAACTGCGATAACCAAAAAAGAAATAATTAATAATAACATGATTTTCAAACTTTATTGTTTAACTTTGTTTCCGGAGACCCTCGGTCCCCCTAATTTTCTTTTTTTACAGCCTCCAATCTGTGATAGCCTGGAGGCTGTTTTATTATTCTTTCGCCACCGAACATTTTATATCTCCATTTGTTTTAAAAGAAAATACCCAACCTGGGGTTGGCGATTATCAATAATTTTTTCTGAATATACATTTGCTGTCTTTCTGCTGTGACAGCCCAAAGACAGTGTCACTAATTTATTAATACGGCCTTGCAGGCGGAGTGAAGTTTGATGTCCAACGGGCAATATTACTGATGCGAAACTCGTCAATCATACCGTTCAGATACAATCCATAATCTCGATATTTTCCGATCATTAAAGAACTATAGTACCCTGAAACCATCGTTGATGTGAAACCAGACGCATACACTCCATTTACATACACTTTCCAATATCGAGATTGTGACCTGACGATCGCAAGATGAACCCACTGATCCCGTGGCATCGTAAAATAGCATATTGCATCCCCTCGGGTTCCACCATACTGCAGTCCAAAGAAAATGCGTCCGTCAGATTCCTCCATTATATCAAAGCTGTAACTTCCATAAGCAACGCCTTTTGACATTATACCGTTTTTCACACCACTTTTCAGTTTAATCCAAAAATCGACGGTATAGTTTGGATATAGGGACTCGTTTATGGCATTCGTTCCACTTATCTTTACATACCCGTTTCCTGAAAACGAAACGCAATTCTTGAATTTTCCCACTACATAGGACATATTACTACCAACATAAGGCTTGCCTGAGGCTTCATCTTTCAATGATCCATCAAAATGTAGCAACAGCAAAGTATTCCTGTCTACTTTCTTCCGTCCCATCATCGATCTTATCATACCAACCTCCTTTCCGCCGAAAGTCGGTCAGATACTTGAGTTAAGAGGTGTTTACCCCCCCCCCCATTAACATTTGTAAACAATTATTTCTCATGATTTTATCTCCTATTTTTTAGTCGTTAATATCTTGTTTCATCTTTTTCAACGGCAGATCATTCTTCGTAAGCCCAATAGCGGATCAGGACAGTGCCATCACCGCCGTTACCGTAAGTACCACAACCGCCACCACCGTAACCGCCACTTTTTCTATTGCCATTTCCAGTTCCGCATCCTTTGTCGTAATCGGATTCTCCACCCATGCCCCCATTTATATTTCTGTCTGAACCACCACCTCCGGCATTTCGTTTCCCAGTAGGTTCGCCAAAATCGCGGGTTGTATGCCTTTGACCCTTTCCTCCGCCATATAGGGAACCAGCTGGATAGAGAGAGCCATTTTCATTGCGGCTGCCTATTCCGTTAGATCCATCAGAACCCGCTTTAGCCGTATCTGAATCATCTCCTGCTCCGCCACTTCCGCCGTTGCCACCAGTATATGCTCCGGCATTACTTCCGCCTGGATAACCATTACCCGCACCATTTCCGCCATTAGCTCTATAACTTGAATTTAAGAATTGAGAGTATCCACCGTTGGGGGCAACTTCAGAATACCCTCCAATTCCTCCTTTCCCAACTGTTATCGGAATTGACTGACCCGGTGCAACAGAGATAGCATCACCGTCTCTCCATCCGGATGTATCTTTTTTGAAGGTTTTAGTATAGCCGCCACCTCCACCGCTTCCATTATGTCCTGCACCCCCTCCTCCGACAAGAAACACATCAACCTCCCTACATCCTTTAGGTACGATCCAGGTATAATTCCCGGCAGGATAGAACCTCTTGGTGAACAACTGCAACTTCTTCCGTCCCATCATCGACCGTCTCATCTACGCCCTCCTTTCTTACGATAAGAGGTCGTAACTTCTTTATTTAGAGAGCATTTTACCCCCCCCCGTTTAACTTTTAATAACATAACCTGTTTCATTGCTTTACCTCCTGTACAATTGTGGGCAAGTCTTTCAAGTCGTTCGGATAACCTGTAACGGTTGTCAGAATGCAGAGATAGATCACACCGTATTGTTCATAATATTTGTCTTTCTCGAATGCCATACCCTGCACGTATGGAATAGGATCATCAAGCGTGCCTGCGTGCTCAGCTTCAACGATCTTATACAGTGAAGCAGTTTCTATGCCCGGTTTCCAATCGGCTTGCAGCTTGTGCTTTTGTATCACTTCAAACAAAGTGTCGCTTTCTCCTTCCACTACTCGAAGCCGGAAGCCTATTTCAACTTCCTTGCCAAACTCCGCATCTTTCTCACCCCAAATGGGGAATAAGACCTGCATCTCCAACGCTTGGCTGGCTGTGAGAGACACGCTGTTCATCATCGTACGGGCAAAGGTCACTGCCTGCGCTTCCGGGGATTTAGCGATTGCCTTATCTGCTTTAGTTTGCAAGGCTGCCGTTGTTGTATGGATCATTTCAGGATAGCCTTCCACCACGATAGCTTCGACCTCCTCGGCTGTTTGGGCGGCATCGATACGGGATAGCAAGCCGTCTGTCACCTTGCCGCATTGCTCCGAATAGTCCGCTATTTCGTCAAGAGCAACCGTTAAGATATTCGAGGCGTAAAGATGACCGCCTACTTCGACTTCTTCCTGTCGGCCACACTTATCCTTCACTTGCAGGGTGTTCGAGACATATGCGTCCTGTTCATCAATATAATAATGATGGATGTCTTTGTCGTAGATTTCCTGCCGTTTGGCATCACGGGCACGCCAAAGCAGTTCTTCCGGTGTCGGTTCTGGTTCCGGAGCGGGCTGCATGTGCCAACACTCCAACGGGGTTGCATCCGGATGTTCGTTGTGGTACTGTTCCTGTTCTTCTGAGAGCGGAAGATAAGCCCCAACCTCATAATCGTCTATATCTGTACTTATGAGATAGGAATCAGGAAGTTTTACTTTCGTTTTCCAAAAATTAATGTCTTTATGAATGTATATCATATTGCTATTCTTAATTGTGATAATATAAACAAATTATACCCTGTCCTCCTTTTCCTCCTTTACGTGACAGACCACCACCTCCTCCGCCACCAGCTCCAATGCCACCATTTCCGCCATTCGTAGGATTGCTTGAGCCTGAATTTCCACCATTTCCACCTGATTCAAGACCTGCCGCCCCACCACCTGCTCCAGACCCATCCGAACCAGATCCGTTCGAGCCTTTCCCCGAAGTTCCACCTCCTCCAAATAGGCCAATAGGAATAAGTACATTGTTATATTTATATCCTGTACCACCTTGATAAGATTGACTATTTCCACCTTTATAACCGCCCATACCATCTGCATTACTTACACTGTTTCCACCGGTCATTCCTGACGATGAATTTCCATTACCCGACATAGATGCGCCTGAACCACCAGCATAACCGTAAGAACCATTCCAATAACCAGGAGAGCCTCCACCATTATTACAAATCGCGATATCGGAAGATGGGTTTTCTACCAACTTTGATAGAATGGTATATATACTGTCTGGTATTTTAGAGCCATTACCAAGCCCTCCTGCTCCCTCACTATTACCTCTTTGCCCTCCAGCACAGATTATCGTATCCCCGTTTATTTCAAGAGTTGTACTATCCCCATCAGTTTGTGCATTTACAGGCTTTGCAATTTTACAAGTCAAAGTTTTCGGTAGCAAAGAGATTTTTATATTACGAGCAAATGCTATTGTTCCAGAAGCTCCACCGCTACCACTGTTTGTGCCACCTCCGCCGCCACCTCCAACGATTAGCAAATCCACAAACTTATATTTTTTCTCTATTATATAATTCTGTTGGATACCTAAAGGACTTACCAGCTTTACCAATTTAGGCACTGTATTATATAGATTACCTGATATCAATCTACGTTTCATCTCTTCCTGTTTTGAATTATACCCTAACTACTATTATCCCGTGTTCTTTCTTCAAGGATACACCTGTTGGTTTCCCGTTCGGTAACGTTACACTTGATTCCTCGGACTGCCAGCCAGAACCATTAGGGACCGGTTGGTCAAAGTCCGACCCGGAACTGTTCAAGATCGACAGATAGAATTCCTGCATTTCCGGTACGCTGGCGATATCGGCAAAGTTGATCGCTTGCGGGGATTTGCTTGTGTATTTGAAGCGAAGGTTATACGGTGATGACGGAAGAGCCACCAGAGACTCGACATCGACATACTCTTTCAACCTCAAAGAGTCCGATACCTTCGTTTTCTCTTCATTGCTGTAATTATTGTCGGTATGGACATAAGCAGCGTCCTTGACCGTATGGTCGTCATTCTGTAACTGGGATAGCCTTGTCGGAATCGCCTGCTGAACGTTTGTGATGCTCTGGTTCAGCCCGGCGATGATCCCTTGCAACGTCTGTGTGTCCTCTACGTTGGCAAGGAAAGCGATGATCTCGTTAAATGACTCGATGGCACTCGATGCGTCACCCGAAACGAGCGTGTTGACTTGCTGCTGCAAGGCTGTCAGCGCGTTCCTGATTTCCGTGTCGTCGTAGCTTTCC